ATGTTTAGGTACTTAAAAAAGCCAATCAAGATAAAGAATAATAAAGTAGTCGTCAAACTCAATCTTATCATTCTAACTCTTGAATGGCACTTCGAATTGGATAGTGAGTAATCACTATCCACCCCTTCGGGGGTGTACTTAAATGTTATCAAAAAATGCTATGAAAGTAAAATACAAAGTAAATAAACACAGTTTTGACTGGAAAGCCTTCCTAGCGTGGTCATTGCTCATTGCATTGATACTCTGGTTGGTTTTCAAATAAGGAGTATATATGATCCAAGTATTATCAAAGGAAGAAATGATGAACTTCTTCCAGACACATTCACGCTATCAAATTGCACAAGCCACAGGTATATCAGAGCAGACCTTGGCAAACTATGTCAAAGGTCGGACTGACATTGGCGGTATGTCCTTTGATAAAGTGATAAAGATTACTGCATATTATCAGAGTTTGAGCAAATAAATTCCATCAAAACAGACATTTTTGAAAATGTCCGCCACAATAGAAAATAGCCCCCAGCATTCGCTGAGGGCTTTGTTTGTATATTAGACTGGTTTCTTTTCCAGCTTGTAAGTTTCACCATTGATGATGACTTCAATGCCATCAATCGTGATGTCAATGTGATCTTTGCTACCGACATCTGTGACGGTAGCAGTATCATACTTGGACAGTGTCCCATTTTCCGACTCAATAGCTTTCAATCGGCTTGACGCTCCGACAATGTAGCTGTCAAATCCGCTAGCAGCATAATCATAGACTGCACCGCCAACTTTAAACATTCCTTTGACAGCTTCTGAGAAAGTCTTGGCTCCTGATACTTTGTAAGAGCCACCAGCTCTAAGCAAATAGAACCAGTCCGTCAGGAAGTCATCTACGCTGGCATAGTGCATATAGTGACCACCTTCGTTTGATGGACGGGCAGAGCCTTGTGTGACTGTGACACCGCTTGGACGGTTGCGTTGACCTGTCCATGTCATCCCACCCCAATTGTTGTCGGTTTTACCAACTGCTGACGTTCCCCAAAGGCCCTCATAGTGCAAAATAGTCAGAGCATAGCTTGGCAAGATATCATGCTCTTTACACTTAGCCAGAATCTTATCCAGCACAGCTTTTTTCAAGATAGCCCCATTGAAAGAGAGGTCACCCTCTTCTTTGCTTACTGTAGCTTTCCCAGTTGGCTCAGTTTGGCTTGTTTTGGATTCCGTGGCCTGTTTTACCTCTGGACTCTTTGACGGCTCTGAGGGCTGTTTTTTGAGCAATTCAGACACACGTTTTTGCACAGCCTCATATTGGCTACCAAGTGACTTTTTACGATCTTCGCCATTACCATGTTTGCCTGCAATCACCTCTTGAGCAAGCTCATCAATGCTCTTTTGACTTGCCGTAGCTTTGCCATTGATGACTGCCATGACAGCCTCATATTGATTGCCAAGAGCTGCCTTGCGGGTATCTCCGTTACCGTAGTTACCTGCAAGAGTTTCTTGCACCAAGATTTCAAGGCTTTTACCCGATGTACTGGTTTGATTGGCCAAGCGGTACACATAGCAATACATCCAACCACTAGCAGCAGCCGTCTGATTGTAGTTATCAACCGTAATACCATTGCGAGCGTAATTGCAATGGATGATGTTGTCAGAGTCAATAAAGATACCAGTATGACCACCAGCTCCTGCTGACTGTCCACGTTTGCCCCAGATGAAGATATCCCCACGCTTGGCATCCCAGTCAGTATTTTCTGCGATGAGCTTGTACCCATTTTTTATCAGCCAATCATGTTCGTACTCCGTATTGACTGCCCAGCCTGCTGAGATAGCTCCAGCGGACATTAGAGCATAGTAAACCGAGCTAGAACAGTCAAAAGAGTTCGGACCATTTCGGTAGTCCATTGAATAGGTCACACGACCCTTGCGGTCACTCATCCAACGTAGAGCAGTTTCAATATTCACTCCCATAGTTACTCCTTCCAGGCATTGTTCATTTGCTTGACAGCAGACTCTACAAAGACGGTCAAATCTTCATCAGTCATGTGGATGTTGTATTTGGTTAGTTCATTTAAAATAGCTTTTTTAGCTTCAGCAAGTTTGTCTTTGCCCTTAAAGCCAGTTTCTGTAGAAACCTGTTCGACCGCATTGACTGCATTATAAGCCAAAATTTCAACGATTTTGATAGCCTTCTCGCCACCCTTCGCCACAATATAGCTCTTGATAGCACTAATAAGCGTACCTCCCAAAATTGTCAAAATTCCGAGGGCAGCACTGATAATGATTTCTGAAATGTTTGTCATGGTTATTCTCCTCTTTCAAAATTGTCCATGCGATCGTTCATTCGGACCAACTCTTTTTGCACATCTACCAAAGTGTCCGAAATCCTACCAAATTGTGTGTTAGTTGCATCTAAGTGAGCCAGCAATCGCTCTTCCCTCATTTTAGAGTCAGCTTTGGATTGGTCATAAAATTCCATCAGTTTAGCTTCACGTCTGTTAGATGTCTTAATCAGATAACTAACAACAAGGAAAAATAAGATAATAAACAAAATAGCCCAAGCCACTTGGCTTTGAGCTATTCGTTCTGCGTGTTCGATAGGCAATAGAATTCCTCCTATTCTTTTGGCAATGTTGGATCTGTCCAGTCTGGGTTGCCGTTTTCGTCAAACTGCATAATATAGAACTCCTCATTGAAGAGATCAGCAACGTTGATTGTTGTTGTAGTCCCGCCCCATTGGTTAAAGGCCCATACAGTTTCAACTTCCACAAATTGACGACGGCCATTGACAATACCTGGTCGACGTTGGACATCACGGTACATATAAAAATCATTTGTCGCATTCTTGCAGCGAATAAATTCCCCATTGTCCTTCATGTACTGCAATGCAGTAGCGAGGTCAAATGGTTGAGTAGTTTCTTCGAGGTTAAGCAATGTGTTGTTTGTAGTTTCAGTCATGATTATTCTCCTTCAATGATTTCTGGTTTAGTTTGTTCGTCAAGTAGAGCTTCCAATTCGGATACTCGTTCTTGCAATTGATTGTTTTGTTTAGACAAGACCTGTTTATCTTGTTCAGCAGTTGTCAACTGGACAGCTAGCAGATTCTTTGTCGTTGATTCTTCTGCTAGCTTGCTTGTTAATTCATCGATCGTCAAGCGTAGAGCTTGGATGAGTTGTTGTTCTTGAGTCATATTATTCCTTTCTAGTTTAGAATCCATTAGGGTAGTAAGTATAAGAATCAGCATTTGGACCTTTTGAGAAGTTTCCGTTGAAAGCATTTAAGATGTCACGTAATGATGAATAGGTTCCATTTCCTTTCATAATCCACACATCTCCAACCTCAATTCGACTGTTCCGCTCTGCTGCTCTATTGTGAGGTGCAATTCTTAGACCAGAATCAAGAGTTTTCACATCCCAACCATCAGGATTATCAAAAGCAGAGCTTGCCAATCTGATTTCATCTCCAACTAAGTCCAATGAATCTATATTTGCACCATTCCAAGCACGAATACCGACAAATCCACCGTCATTTGACGATTCAGAATTCCAACGGTTGGATCCAATTACGGTCACTCCTGCATTCCCTTTGCCAGAAACCGTACCTGTTGCAAACTTAACAAACTGGGTAGGATAGCCAGTTAAAACACGCTTGAGTGCTGCTTGGTCTGTGTAGTACATAATTTGACCAGCATTTAGGTTGACTTGCATTGCTCCGTTTGTTGCCGTCAGGATTCCGCCTGAAATCTGACTAGCAGACATGGTCACTGCTTGAACCTGGGTGATGAAAGCTGACTTGGTAAAGAGTTGTTTTAGATAAGCGTCATTGGCCATGAACTTAGTAAAGAAAGCTTGGTCAACCTTTAACTTGTCTGCTGTGATTGCTTGAGAGTCAATAACGTTTGCATTTAATTTAGCAAAGGTACCATCTGCAACAAAGAGCGTACCAAACTTACCGTCAATCGCTTGAATTTCATCAGCCAAGGTCTTGCCCTTCAAACGTATTTTAGCCGCTTCAAGCAAGAATGAAGCAGATGACAGGTTGGCTTGCGATAAGATATCGCCAGAGCTATTCAAGTTCTGTACAGACCATGACCCTGCAAGCGTGTTGACTTGTGTTGACACAGCTTGGACAGCCTGGTCTCCGTCTTCTGGGGCTGGCGACCAATCGGAAAACATATCGCTCACTTCAAGTTGTGCACGTTCGATAGTGTGTACTCGTCCTCTATCCAATGCTCTATCAAATCTGATAAAAATTTGGCTAGCATCAAAATCTGACGGCATTGTACCAAATGTAAACTCATATTTTACTAGTCTAGTTGACCCAGCTGGGTATGTAATTGTTCCGATTTGATACCAAGGTGATTTTCTAAAATGTACTGGAAATATTCTTGTAGTAGAATAAGCAACACTTGATTGATAATAAAGAGATAACCTAATTTTTTGGTTTTTATAAACATCATCATGCTTCCAAAAATCAGCCGATATGTTAATAGGGGTGTCCCATGTGCCTGTGTCTGTAACACCAGTCATATTTATTGTTGTTGCTTTTGAATCCATTAAATAGTTTCTATTTCCTGACTTCAAGTTATTGACCCTAGTGACAAGCCCTTGAGCAGTTTGAATTACCTGCGATAGAGAATTCCCTTGCTCACCAATTGTGCGTGTATGGCTATCAACAGTATCTTTGACCTCATTATATTTGACCTCGGTCACAAAATCATCAAGACATGCTTCCCATTTTCTGGATGTCCTGCCTTCTACTAGCATAACCTCACCAAAAAACATTACAGCCATTTGACCATCGCTTGACCCATTGTTGTCAAACCTGATGTAAGCTTCATCGTTTTCTCCACTATTAAATGTTGCTGAAATATATTCTGCGTTAGTTGATGAAAACCGCCTTGCGGAAATAATCAAATTTGTTGAAGTGAAGTCTTGGCTTTCTCCTGTTTTTCTACCCAAAAACCAAACATCTGAACTTTTTACTCTACTAGCTGAGAAGCCAATAAAGCTCAGTGTATAGTCCGTGTTCCTCTTTACTAAAAATCTATTCGATCCAGATGTTACTTCATTTGCTGAAGCTGTCTCAAGTAAGAATAAGGTTTTTCGTGAGTTGAAATAAAAACCATGAGTAGCTACTTTTGAGCCTGGCCAAGGGACGGTAGGAAAAGCACCATTCCTGATGAGATTTCCTCCGCTAAAATCGGTTGGAATCAATGCCTTAGTTTCGGTTATTGATCTACTGAAACTATCTGTGGTTTCTCTAACGAGATTCTGCACTGTGGTAGACAAAGCATAAGGTTGCAATGCACTGTTGGTAATGTAGCCACGACCAGTAATATTACTATCAACATCAGACTTGGTCTGATATCCTTTACTAGTTATCGCAGTATTTACTTGCGATGCAGTTTGATAGCCTTTACCTACAATAGCTGCATCTACCTGAGTGCTGGTCAACCGTTGTTCAATTAAACCAGCTTGGGTTCTAATTGTGGTTTCAGCACTTGTTAGTCGCTGGTCAACAGCGTTGAAATCACTCTGAGAGACTTTTGTAGCAACTGCATCAGACGTGACTTTCAATTCAGCTTTTGTAGTCTTAATTGAATCAGCGTTAGCATTCGCTTTAGACAAGGCACTATCAGCGGTTGTTTTCACTCCGTCTACATAAGTCTTTTCCGCTTTAAGAGCAATAGCAGAATGGTTTTGACTAATGGACGTTCCTTGGCTATCAACTGTCCGTTTTAGATTGTCAAAAGTTGTTTGAGAAACCTTGCTCGAAACATCATTGACCAGTTGCCTAATATTTGTTTCAGCAGCAGTCACTTTTCCTTGGGTCTCTGTTAAACTCATTGACAATTGTTCTTGACCTTCTGCTGTCTGATTGATTATCGTCCTAACGGAGCTGATATCATTCACTAAATCTTCTGTAGCCTGCGTCCACAATTCGGTCAACTCAGATAGATAAAGAGTCATTTGCTCGATTTTGACATTTGTTGCAAGCGGGAAAGTATTATTAAATCGAATAAATATATTGTCTGTAAAATACGTTTCCGATGCACTGCTTAAGTCAAACAGCAAGTCAAAATGTTGCTTCCTTGTTGTATTCCCTTTGAACGTAATTCCTCCAGGATGATACCATGGACTAGATGAAAAATGAACATTTGTTGAAATATCTCTGGGCAATGCAGGATTGAAAGTAACATCAAAGCTTACTCTAACCATGTTACGTTCAAACCGTCTTGAATTTTTCCAAAAATCATCAACAATAAAAAATCGTACATCTTGAGTAGTGACAGAAGTAACTACATAATCATATAATTTAGAGTTCTTTATATAGTTGCGACTTCCTGCGTGTTGTGGTATCTTCGCCACCGTCTCACTTATCTCAGTCGTTATCCTGTTGCCAAGCTGTGTGATAGAACTTTCAGCTGTTGAGATACGCTGTTTCGCTTGATCAAAATCGCTAGTTTTGACACGTTGAGAAATCTGGTCAGCCTGTACTTGTATCATAGCCTCGGCCGACGATACACGACCAGTCAGCGTATCAACAGTTGCCTTTGTGGCAAGCAACTTGATAGCTTCCTTGGTTTGGCTCAAATCTGTAGATATATTAGATATCTGTCCAGATAATAAGCTTTTGGCAGTTTCAACCAGCCTAGTTGCTTCTGATATTGCTTGACTCTTAGCTGTTGCCAACTTTGTTTCCGTAGCCTGTCTTTCAACTGTGTCAAGCCGTGTCGCTTCAGCGATTGCCTCGTTTTTATACTGAGTAGCTTTTGACAGAGCATTAGCTGCATCTGCTTTTGCTTGATTGCCAATATTTTTGGCATCAGTAGCCAAAATGGTATTAGCTTGAGCCTTGGCCAAGATATCAGCTATCTGCTGACTCTGACTTTGTTTAGTTGCCTGATACTCGTGTTCAAAAGTATCAAATTCCTGACTAATCTCAGTCTTTATCTGATCCGCATAGCGTTCAGCCCCTGCCTGAGCTTGTTCAATACCGTCGTTGATTTCCTCAACTCGCTTTTCAAATTCAGCGTCAAATGCTTGGTTGGCATTCCTGACAGCTCGTTCAATGGCCACTTCTTGAGCATTTTGATTTGCACTCAAAATCACATCAGCAACATTAGACACGCCACTAGATACACCAGAGCCACCAACACCAGGTTTGTCATCAAACGTGATAGAGATGTACTCTTCTGTCAAAGCGTTGAATTCATAAGCGATAGCCTTCTTGTAAATATCAACGCTGTGCTTCTTGCTCTTGATGTTGACCGTATCGCCCAGATGGATAATTTGACCATCAAGCTCATAGGCTTCAATCTCAATGGCATCGGATATCTTATCAATACCCTCGTTCTTAAACTTAGCTTCAGCCCATTTTATCAGCTCATCCACTGTCTTAGCGTTATTATTCTCATAATCTTTTTCGTTGATATATGGATAATTTCCGATAAGTGGACTATCAACTGTCACGGTGATGGTTGTTTCTTCCTCGGCACCTTCAGCCTTAAAAGTTGACTTAGCGTGTATCCTAGTGACCACGCTTTGAGAGTTCTTGGTCCGTTGATAAGACTTGAGGTTTTTATGCGTTGTGATAACTACTCCACGATCAGCACCACGGCTACGCTTGATAGTCAGAGCGAAATTGTCACGAACAAGCTCGCCTTCCCACGTTCCAACGATACTGTGCTTGCCGTCCAGTAAGACTGAGTAAAGAGTCTCTGCATCTGTCGTGTTAAAGGTCCTACTATCCATGATGTCGCTTGTAAACGAAAAAGTCCCAAGATCCGTCTTAGCATTTTGGACCATTTGAGACAGAGCCATAGCACAGCCTTGCCCAACCACACTCACAGGCCTGATTGACCGTTGCATGACATCGTCAGAGATATGATAGGCTGTAATGTCCAGACTGTCATCATTTTCCACAGGCTTTTTAATTCTAAAAAGTTGCGGACCAAGTACAGGGCTGGGAGCTTTTATCAGCATATCCTCTTTGATAAATTGATAGATACCTGTGTCCGTGATAGGATAGCGGACAGTCAGAGTGAAATCACCGTTGATTTCTTCTTTGACAATGGCAGAGCTGGCTTCGTGTAGCGGGATGCCGTTCCATTTGACTGTCTTGACATCCTTATCAAGTAAATAAAGCAACTATGCCCACCCCCAAACTGTTTCAAATTTTAATGACGTTATGCCTGGTCCTAAAACCACACCAACATTCTGTCCATTAGCTGTATCAATTGTGATAAAATCCCCCGACCACTTGATGAGCTTTCCAGTAACCGTTTTGAAGCTAGGATTGTCAGGATCATTGACCATCACAAGCGATTCTGAGAGCTTTTCGAGCTTAATGACTTGACTGCCAATCGTAAACGATGTCTCAGAAGCACTCTGACCAACAATGGTAATCTTCGGAAATGCCAAAGCTGCCCCTTGCACCCTCAACACCCCATTCCCAGTCAAAGTCTGGGTGTCTGTGGTCTTAAAAAACTTAGTAGGGTGACAAGTAAAAGTCGCCTTGGTCACATAAAGACCAGGTTTCTCTTGTTCGACATCCGTGACACTGACCTTGTAGCACCAAAGCTTTGTAGTCTTCACACGCTCATTCTCAAGCCAAAATTTTTCACGGATAAATAAGCTCATGAACTTATTCAACTGTTCCTCTGTTGGCTTGACAAGATAGATTGTGTAGGATTTTTCAATCAACCCACGGTGCTTGTTGGTCTGCACAATCGCTCCGCTGATACCGTCATGCTCCAACAAGTTAGTCTTGCTGTCTCCCAACGTAACAGAAGGGGACTCATGCACAATCACTTTGAAAGGAAAAGACGATGTCTTCACACCGTCAATCACTAATTCATTATGTCTAATCATGTTTACCCCCCTCTCAATTGTGTTTTACGTTGTAGCTCATCTGCAATACGCTGAGCAACTTGATTGGCAATCTTCGTGATATCAGCTTCTTCACGGACAACATTGCCTGTGATGGTGATGTTGATGGTTGGTGTGCTACCTCCCATTGTCTGTGCAATACCACGACCAATGGCTCCGAGCGTCTTATCATTAAGCGGTAAGATAGCTTCATTGCCAGCCTCACCACCAACCATGAGATTATTACCGTTCATGCCAAATGCCGTCGGCTTGGTCAAAATACCACCCTTGGCATACCATTCAATACCGATTTTCGGCACTCCACCTTTCAACCAATCCAAAGGGTTAGCTGAGCCAGAGATACTGAAATGTGGTAAAGGAATGTGAGGCCAACGGATTTGAAAGTTGAACAAGCCCTTGATAGCGTTGATAGCATTTGAGACAGCATCTCTTGCACCATTGATGGCATTGGAAATACTGTTCTTGATACCATTCCAGATATTAGAAACTGTACTTGATATCCCGTTTAAGATGTTGCTGACGGTTCCTGAGATACCTTGCCACGTTGACGAAATTACGCTTGATATCGCTGATATGATTGAAGACACTATGGACTGCATGGCATTCCAAACAGTAGACATTGTGTTCTGAATTGTCGTCCAGACACCAGACCAATCGCCATTGATAGCTTGCATAACAGCAGTGATAATTCCTTGAACTACAGCAATTGCCGTTTGGACAACAGTAGTAATAATGTTCCAAACCGTTGAAATGATAGTCTGAATGTTAGTCCATGCAGCTTGAATGTACGGACCAAGATATTCCATTGCTGTTTGGATAACACTTGTGATGACATTGATTACTGTTCCAATGATTGCCGATATGCCTGTCCAGATTATTTCAGCTGTACTCTGGATAAGGGCTTGATTCTCGTTCCACCAGGCTACCAATCCTCCGAAGATTGACATGACAAAGTCTGTGACAGTTTGGATAGCTGTACTGATTGAAGTTTGAACTGTTGTCCATACCGTATTCACAATGTCCATGATCCAAGCATGATTAGTGTCCCACCAGGCTACCAAACCTCCGAATACCGTTTGAACAACTGTATTAACAGCATTAACCACCATAGTGACTAATTCTGATAGCATGGTCCAAACACTACTAGCAGTTGTCAAAATGGTATCTTGATTGGTTGTCCACCACTCTGTCAGAATGCCCCAAACTGTCTGAACTATTGTACTGACGGTTTGAATGATTGTACCTATCACTGTGGATATAGCATTCCAGATAGTGCTGGCTGTTTGATAAATGGTATCCTGGTTAGTAGTCCACCATTCTGTCAAAGCCCCCCAAACTGTCTGAATAACAGTAGTGATAGCTTGGATAGCATTGGAGATGAAATCTTGAATACTTGTCCAAATCTCTGTTACAGCATTCCTGAAACCTTCATTGTTTTGCCATAGCTCCTTGATTGCTACTACTAAGAGAACTATGCCAGCTATTACACCGGCAATAATCCCTATCAGTGGCATGATCCCTACGGATAGTCCTGCTAAACCTCCCATAAGTAACTGGAATCCAGAAACTACGGCTAAAATAATTGGCAGTAGAGTACCTACAGCCACGACAAGCATTCCAATAATTACAACAACATTCTTAATTGTGGGGGATAAATTGGTAAACCAAGTTGCTACATTATTAACAATATCTGCTAATGATTGAAACACTGGAATGAGCATTTCAAGGATTGGCTGACCAATTGCAGCAAGGGCATTGGTGCCTGATTGTTTCAAGTTCCCCAAAACGTTCTCAAGCCCGTCTGATTCCCTTGCAGCCTGACCAAGTGCCCCCGAAAGTGCATTTCCGTCTTCCACCATTTGAAGAAGTGTCAGCTGTTTCTGTGCTTCGGAAAGTTCATTGAAAGATTTCCCGTAGAGTTTGTTAGCAGCTGCATTACGAGTGGTCTCGGTAGCTGATATTCCCAATGCAGCATCATTCTCATAATTGCCTTTCAAAAAAGACTGAAGGTTTTCTGTGACTTCCTCTATTGACTTATCATAGAAGGCTGCCCCGTCTGCAGCTGCTCTAGTTGCACGAGTTGTTAAATCAAGAGCTTCAGCAGTATCCATTCCTGATGTTTTAGCAAAGGAAGCCATTTGAGTAAACGACCCTTGTAAGCGTTCGGGAACAATGTCCATCTCATCGCCGATAGCGTTTAGAGATTGTCTTGCCTGACTTTCCATATCGCCAAATACGGTACGAAATTGAGCATTGCTTGCCTGAACCTGAGCAGCTGCCTCCATGGCATCTGTGCCAACTTCAAGCAACTTATCTGAAACAGCACTTAGTTTTTCGCTGACGTTTTGCAAGGCTTCCGCTCTTGCAATTTTTGTCATTCCCTCAAGTCCGTCCTGAGCACCGTTTGCAGCCGACTTAGTTTCATTCATCTCATCATTGAGATTGTTGAGAGCTGTCTTAGCCTGGTTTAACTCAGCTTCCATCTTGTTAGCTTCAGTTGAGTTTTCACCATACTCTTTTTTGGTCAAGGACAGTTGTTTCTCAAGGTTCGAGATTTGTTTTTCCACAATCTCGGATTGAGCAGCAATCTTCTTCTGAGCAAGGGCGACTTTTTCAGACTCGGAAGCGTTCTGTCCCAGCTCACTCTCTTGTAGTTTGAAAGCACTGGTCACCTTGTCCATTTCGGATGCTAACTGACTCTGCTCACTCTGTAGACTGTTCAGTTGACTGACATTGGTTTCTACAGCTTGACCATTATTGGCCAGAGCTCGATTGACATTTTCAAGCTTATTCTCATAACCCTTGAGGACATTTTGAGTAGTTTCCAGTTCACGTTGAAAAGCACGGTACTGATCAGCTCCGATATCTCCATTCTGGAATTGTTTCTCAACCTGTGCTTGAGCTTGTCTCAGAGTTTCAAGCTTCTCCTTGGTATTGGATACCTGCTGTTGTAAGACTTCCTGTTTCTGGGTCAGCAAGGTTACATTGCCAGTATCAAACTTCAAGGCCTTATCAATCTGTCTCAGTTCCTTGGTTGCTTCAGTAGCATTCTTGTTGACATCTTTCAGGGCCTTCTGCAAGGGTTGCGTGTCGCCATCGATTTCAATCTTAATCCCTTTGATGTTACTTGCCATTTGTTTCCTCCTTTCTTTTGAAGATTGCCGACCCACCCACCTCAAACGAAAAATAGCAGAGCTTACAAGCTCATCTATGACCGAAAGTCCACTTATTACAGGGAACTTGACCTTAGAATCACTCTCTCAGCACTGCTAATTTCTTAAAAGTTGTCAAAATCTTCTTGAGTAGCTTTTCTTTCGCCACCCTTATCTTTACTGCGTAAATTCACGTAATCCGTCTGGTAATCTAGAGCCATTCCGATTGAAATATGCTTCAGGTCATCAATGGATAAACCTGTCTCCTTGCAACAAGAGAGATAGGATTCTACTGTAAAGATTTCATCGCTTGCAGATTCTGACGAGTCTGTTTCTTTTTTGTCTGCATACTCGCATTTAACATTTCCATCAGGTCTTGTCCGATTTCTTGGACAGGGAATTCTTCCATTTCCATGAAGAATTGAGCATAGGGCTTGATACGAGGGTTGGCAGACTTGGCAAAGGTCCAGAAAAGACGGTTGAAGAAAGTCATATCAAAGTCAGCAAGGACCGACATATCGATATCACTCGCTTGCAATTCGTGACCAGGTTCCAACTTATCAAGTTCAGACAAGAGGGCTTGACTGTTCAACATTGAAAATAGATCCTGGAAATAGTCCTTACCAAACTCTTCCTTGTAAGCAATCGGAGTGTAGCCATTTGTGGCCAATTCATACTCCTGATCACCAATCGGAATGATTTTACGCATGCAAGACCTCCTTATCCACCAACAGCGACTGGCTCATAGACTTTCTTGAACCAATTGTCATAGACTTCCTTCTTGTCTGCCGAAGTGACCGAGCGTTTAATGACGCTATCAAGTGGACGTGGGCTAGCATTGAAAGTTAGTTCTGGCTCATTAACACTTGTACCGCTCTTGGTCTTAGATCCAGTTGCGGGACGACTAGCAGAGCAGTAATAGAGCACATAACGGGTTTTATTCTTATCCCCTGAAAATTCGAACATCATAGCAAACGGTGTTGGCTCGGCATCGCCTTTTTCTGTCAACACCCCTGTCTCAGAGTCTTTGGTTTCACCAAGGATTTTGGTAGCGAATTGTTCGATAATGTGTGCTACTTTCCACTTACCTTCATAACCTTCATTAGCGTTCATGAAGTGATAAGCGATGTCATCAGCATTAACAGAACCTGATTCCCCTTTTGGTTCAAGAGTGATTTCCATTGCCCCAGGGAAACGGAAAACATCTCCGTAAGTTAGTACCCCTGTCTCAGTACTAATATTAGTAATTGGTGCAATGTGTACATTTTTCAGACCATAGGTCACTTTATTTTCCATGTCTTTCCTCCTCTAGTAGAGATAGACTGTGTAAGGCTTGACATAAAGCCTTTCAGTCTCAATAAAAGTTTCTTCTTGAGCTTCAAAAAAGAGCTCCTGGTTAGACCATAGCTCTTCCAAACGCTCCTCCAAATCCTCATCCTTTCTCTCAAATGCCAACTCAACAACCACTGACTTAATCTCATGGTTCCTTGTATTGTCAGCAGAATTGACAATAGGATTAGATTCGAAATACACAAGGTAAGGCATATCAGGGACATTCCCCTGTTGATATGCTCGATAGGTTACAGGCAACCCAGCCTGTTCTAAGATATCTGCAAATTCTGATAGCTTCATCGACCAAGCTCCTTAATCCGTTTTTCAAAGTTTTCTTTGACCTTTTCCTCAACAGGTTTGATATGTTTGAACGATCTACTACGACCACCATTTCTCAAGATATGCCCATTTTCTAGCAAATGAGTTAGTCGATAGGTTGGTGCAGCATTGTAAATCACATAAGACCCTTTAGCGTTCTTCTTGAATCGCCAGTTTCTAGCATATTTACCATGCCTTTTGGGGCTGGTAGCCTTTAGTTCATTTACAGCTTCATTCACAACATCTTCTGCAATTAGGTCAATCTTATCCTCAATTTCTTCGGAGTATTCTGCCATTGCCTTAGCAATCTCGTTGGCTAAATCACCAGTTAAGCTCATGATAATTTCTCCGTCATGGTCAATTCAAGAGTTTCAAGGTCAACAGGATAGGTCTTGAGGATGCGGTATCTTTTCCCTTCGAATTCGGCCAATTCTTGATTGTCGTATTCAAAACTATGAATATCAACTACTAGACTTGGACGAATGCCTGCTTGATTGGCTTGGTAAAACTCTGACCTGGTAATTGACTTCTTGCGACACAGTAGGACAGTTTTGACTTCCTCAGTGATGTTCTGTTTCAACTTGTCTTTCCCAGTGATTTTCTTTTCTATCAGAGTGATTTCATGATTCCACATTGCTTGTCACTCCTTTTGATGAAACTTGCAGATTATGTAATCGCCATTGAAGGTGGCGTGGCATATCCACCCCACCCTCGTAGCGATAAGCAGCAAAATCAACCACAAACATCTCATGATCAGCTCTTTTAGAATCCAATTCAACACCGAAAGTCTGCGACAATTCAGAAATGACGGCATCAAGAATTTTCTCCAACGGCTTATCCCTGAGAGTGGTTGAAATGCCTAGCTTCAGTTTAAGCAGTTCTAATAGCTGATCAGTGTCCATGACTATTCCTCTGCTTTCTTAGTGGTACGTTTCCGCTTTGGTTTCTCTACTGATTCATCAGCAGGCTTGTCACCTTCTGGAAGCTCTGACTCTTCTTCAGTAGACTTATCGCCTTCTGGAAGCTCTGGCTCTTCTTCAACTGTAGTCAAAAAGATTGAACCAGCTGAATTTGAGCCAGTCAACAAACCTTGGATGAAATCATCCGAAGGTTTGTGATCAGCACGAGGGTAGGTCTCGTCCAAAGCGTAATCATGTTTGTCTGGGTCTGTTAAGTCCTTGAAAGGACGGATAACTTTGTAAGCCATTGACTACCTCCTTACTGGACGGCATCGGTGTAAGTACCAAATACACCTGCATCAGCATCAGTCTTCTTAACATCAAAACGTAGGTATGAAGCAAGGTTCTTACCAAAGCGATGATTGTCTTCCCACTGAACAGAGAGCTCCATACGATCAAACAAGGTCAAGAAGTAATGAATATCCCCGATAAAGTATTTCATATCGCCTTCTGAACCGAACAGCTCGTCAGCGATAGGATAGATAGGCTTGCCTGAGAATGAGTAGCCTGTAGGTGATGTGATGTCTGGTTGCAACATATAGCGACCTTCTTTGTCTTTGACTTTATCCAAAGCGTTGAACATTGAGTCTGTAACGACAAGGACTTTGTTGTAGACTGATTTGATTTTGACATTCAAAATGTCTTTAAGGCCGTCATATCCAGAAGCGTTGACAACAGTAGCAGTTTTCAAGATGTCTGCAACAAGGGCCAATTTTGTTTGCTCATCTTGATCTTGGATATCTTCCTGCATGATACCGATAAGGTCATATTGAGCGTCCTCAATAGCTTCACGAGAGAGTGGTAGTTCGCCACGATAAGTCTTGATTTTGTAATCAACTTCAGTGATCTTAGTTTTACCAAGTTCTGGGTTTTCTTCAAGTTCCCCAACTTCAACCATCTTACGATTAGACTTTTTGAGAACAGGATATGACCCCGAGCCGCTTGACACCTTCACCACATGGATGAGATTAAGCAACGGATTCTGACGCTCAGGTTCTTTTTGTGGTTGCAAGACTTCTTTAGGAATGATAGCTCCTACATCTGTTGTCTTAACTCCCTCACGCTTCTGCCCAATAGAGCGGACATAAGCGACAACTGCTTCACGTTTTTCCATTTTCTTCTTACCTCCACGGTCTTCGCCTCTTTCGTAAGTAGGGGCTTTGCGGTTTTGTTCATCGATTTGCTTTTGAAGCTCCTCGATTTCCTTTTCCAATTCAGCCTTCTCAGCTTCTTTGGATTCCAGTTCTGCTTGAAGTTCTTCAAGAGTTTTCTCAACAGCTGACACTTCTTCCTCAGTCTCAGCACGTTCCAACTTATCTGCTTCAAGAGCTGTACGTTTCTGCAAGTCCTTGATGGACTCTTCAAGTTCAACTACTTTCGTAGCTTTAGCTCGCATGCGAGCACCAAAAATTAGAGCTTTATTCATAGCTTAAATTTCTCCTTTATTTCTTTTTTACGCTTATCAAGCATTTCACGATTTGCACATAGTTGACATTCAAAGTCCTTCTGACGTGCAGCAATTTCCGTCTGTGGATATGCTGGGAAAGTACAAGGACTAACTTCAAAGATTTCAAGATCCAAGATAGTATCCAGGTAAGAACCGTCATCACGCTCTTCCGTGTTGATTTTGATTGGGAAGAAGCCAAAACTACAACCAATCACATCCCCACGTTGAACACGAGCATAAGCACCGACCGCTTGTGGGTCATCCTTGTTGATGATAATATCGCCAAACAGACCAACATCATCAACACCGAGCCGCACTGTGTCATTTCCAGTCCGACCAAGCACCAAACTATGGTCATGGTTAAATAAGGCACGGATGTCAGCATCTTTAATAGCCTTTTCAACACCCTCACGCTTAATCACTTCAAAATAACCAGGCCAAAGTTCAGTCTCTTCATCAAACTTGATAAAGTAGCCACTCAAAATCAAATCACCAGACTCTTGTTCCTCACGAGTTTGAAATTGTGTGGCCATGTAAGCCTTACGTTTCTGCATCGGTATTTCCTCCTTCCTTGTTTAATTTGCTCTGATTGCCTAACTCACCCTGTGGCAGATAGTTTTCGAGAACAATGATGTCATCCATTTCAGGATCAGGAGTCATGCCAACCCAATCTCTCCACTCATTCCGACGCATAGCAGCACTGTTTGTCATCTGTTGAGCAACAGTTGACAACTCTGTAATGTCGTAAGAATAGAGTGACCGTGGATTGAACTTGAAATAACGATTGCTAGATACCAGTAAATCCCTTGTCAGGGTCTGCGTAATTGTCGTGGCAATGCTCATGATGGTCGTATTGACAAAGTTGTTGTATTCTTCCTTGTTGAAGTCTCCAACACCAAGGATAAAAGCTGGCACTCCCAAAAGCCCAGCTACTGTTTTCTTGTCAATCTCGACTGATTCATTCAAAGCAATGTCATTCAGATTCAGCGGTTTGACTTGCTCAACTTCCATAAGGGCATCTGGTATGATCCACGGCTCTCCTGACTGGCTTGTGGATAGATACTTCTTAGCAATCCTGTCACGGCCTTCTTGACTGCCCAACTCATCACTGGATGAATCGACCTTGACAATCAAGCTCGGAACATTCTTGCCACTCATGAAGCCTTTTTTAGTCTGAGTAGCCAAGTTTAAGTTGCGGACAATGTCCTTCAAAGCCAGCCGATACCCTGTTCCGACATAAGGACTATCTGGATCAGGATTGATTGCAAAGTGGACAACATCATCAGGCTCGTATTCCCTACCCTTGTAGCAAATCACATAGTCTAAATCATTGGACTTAAAAGAGACCTCATCCATCGGGAAGGGTCTCAAGTTCAAAATATAGTCTGTCACAGGGTCATATTCGACATGCAGGACAGAATTACCGTCGCCGTACAGTAACAAGTCACGCACAATCTTGAAAATCCATGTCTTCCTGGTCATGTGTGCACAAGGATTGATGTCAATCTTCCGAGCCAACCCATCTTTGATACGAATATCACCCTTGTCTGTGTTTTCCATCAGATGTATGGTCATATTCGACACCATATCAGCAATCTTGTTGACAGCCAATATCACATCAGGATTTCTAGCAAGCGGCACATAACCATCGCCCTCAAAGATAATTCCAAAATCCGAGTGGCTAAGCATACTCACAGTTGACTGCGACTTGCTCCTCTTACGGAACCTATCAAAGAAACCCATTCTTTCTCACCTCCTTTCAAACCTAATCGAAGAATTGCATCACATTCTGGTTCTTACCAAGATTAGCAAGAGCCTGGATACATGCAAAGACACTGGCATCGAACAAGTCAATCCTTGCCGTACCACCGTCACCGTCTAATTTTTCGTATTGCACCGCATCGTCCACCTTCTCAATCGCTCTGACATTGCTGACACAATATTCATAGGCCTCAGAATGCAGATAATAAAACTCCCTATTCTTGACCTTGAACTCAATCCGCCTGAATCCTTCTGATTTCAGATAGAAAAGCTGTGGTTGGTCAATCATCTTGAACTTAGCCTTTTTCATCTTGCTCAAAAACTCACGACCAAACTTTCTATCCATACCGACAGCGGCAATCTTGAAGCCTTTCTGCCTCATCTCAATAAACCACTTCACAATATCATCATAGAGGACTGTTGGAGTGTTGCTCATTGTCAACCAACCATCTGACTGCCACCCAAAAAGTGGAATACCATCATCGTTGGCTTTCTTCTGAGCATTGACACGAGGGAAGAAAGCGTGAGTGATACAGATGTCAATGTCTTTCTCACCGTCATTGTAGATTCCATAAAGTGCAGCAGCTGTCAAATCGTGCAAACGTGACAAGTCCGCCCCACCGTACCACTTAATCGGCAAGCGGGCCAGTTCCTCCAAGCTCCAGTCATAACAATCATCACTAGCGATAAACTCATCTGGATTGAAATAAGCGTTCATTGAGTTAGTAAAGACATTCAAAGTCTTGTTGAAAAACTCATTCCTTGTCTGCGGATCATTCATAGCTTGTTCAGCTTCAGCTCTCAAAGCAGGCATAGACACCGTGACACCCCAAGACGGATTTGCCATCTTCAAAACATTGTCATCCAGATAGTCTCCGACATCGCCATCCGTCGTCTGGTTAGCCTTGCAGATGAAAATGAACAACGATTCATCACTGATTAATTGCTTGAGGACCTTCTGACAGTATTTCAGCCTGTTAGCAAGGAATCCTGTTGGAATATCCCCAGCCGTAGAGATAACAAAAAGCATACTGTTACGGTATGCCGACATTGTTTTTTTCATGAGACCATACTTTTTGGAGTTTCGCATGGTGTGAGCTTCGTCAATAACAGTAACATTCCCATTCAGAGAGTCCAAACGGCTCTCATCATTGGCCAATGCCTGTATGTAGAACGAACCATCATCTCCAAAATTAGCTGTGATGGAGTGTTCCTGGTTGTTGTCCTTGATACGGATAGACTTATCGTTCCAACGCTCCACGTTAAACTTGATGAAGTTAAAAGCTTCAAGTGCCTGCTTGACTGAGTTTGCCACGATGTAGCATTTTGACCCACTATCAGCATCCAAAATCTGATAAAGCAGAGCAATAGCAGCAGTAAAACTGGTCTTACCGTTTTTTCGAGCCAGCATTATCAAGGCTTCCTTGAACCTACGCTCATTTGTCCCAGCATGATAGAACCCAAAGAGATTGACAACCGTAAAATGTTGCCACGGTTGCAAAATCAACGGCTTGTTACGGATAGACATGGCAAACATATCGTCCCCTTGTTGGTGAACAATTGAGTTCTCGATGAAGTGAACAGCAAAGTCCACTATATCCTCATCAAGTTCATAGGCTGGATTTTCCAAATCCCTCAAGAAGCGTTCAGCAGCCAAAATCCGTTCTTCGTTATGTTCCTCTTGATAGCTCAGGACATAATCAACATAGGCTTTAGCTTTTCCAAGATTGGTTGTAGCGTGGCGAAAATCAGCAAAACGTTTTTCAAAGTCTTTATCCATCTTTCACCCGCTTCTTTTTCAATTCATTCTTGAACTTCATAACCTCTGTGAGTGGCGAGACTTTGTCCTGCTCGACAACCTCACCCAGTGATTTTGGGTTAAGCATAAGCTGGTTTGAATAGCTCAAGATGTCTTTTCTGAGTATTTCCATTGCTGTCAAGATTGGAACCTTACGCTCATTCTCAGCACCAGCCTTGTTGACATAGACATCTGTGACAGGATAGCCCATGTCAGCATAGTCTTGAGCTAGTTTCTGGTACTGAAACAACATCCCAGCAAAGATATCAATGATCATTTCAAATTCTTTTCGATAGGTGCCCAAGTCTTTCATCTGCTTGACCACTTTTGACTTGATTGACTTCACTGTAATTGGTTTAGCCAAAAACTAACCCCCTTTCTCAAAATCGCTGAGTTTTTACCCCCTTTTTGTCTGAGTGCCTCCGACTTGGAAAAAGTTCCCTTCACCGGTTCCCAGGACGCTCAAGATTATTTCCAAAAGTGGGGGGGTATCCATAAAATTTCTGAAATTCCTTCTTTCTCTTCTTTTGCCAATAAATTCCCTGACCGACAACTTTGTCATTAACCCTGTCATGAAAAGTGTTATGCTTGCGATTGGTTAACGCTAAACAATTCCATTCTACGAATTCAAGCTCAGGATATTCAGATACAGGAAAGATATGATGAATCATTTCAGCTGGTACCGACAAACCGTACCTCAAACTTTCTTGGCATAGGTAGTCAGACTTCCTCATCATTTTGTCTCGGAACTTTTCCCACTTCTTAGTCTTCAAGGATTGTCTGACCGGCTTGTAATAATGTGCCATGCGTTCCTCCTTGTCAATGCAAAAAGGACAAGTCAACGACCTGTCCCTCTCATACAAGAAATCTATGGTACCATAATAAACTCTTTTTCGTGAGAAAACAAGTACCCTTTTTTCTCATTTTGAATCTTAGAAGAAAGTTTCCCACCTAACAAGAATTGATGTCACCAATAAATTATAATCTGTCTTTATCACTGTGTTTTGATATCCGACTATTTCAAAACCAATTCCTAGATTATTTTTGATGTCATTGTTTAGCTGGTCGATAGCGTTCCATCCATGTTGTCTATCACGATATTCTTTTATCATTCTGTACCTCCAAAAACTATACCAATTTGCCCGTTGAGTTTGTCATACTGTATATTCTGTTAAACTCAGCGAAAGCCCTTGAATTGTTGGTATAATTGCACCTGTTAAGATTTTTATTTTTAAGTTTGACAACTTTTCAATATGACAAACTTAATAGCCAAAAAAATAAAAAGAGTCAGATTTTAAACTTAGCCATATTCTTCTTGAATGTGACTTGTTTGTCTCCAATGTAGATAAGCGTAGTTCGTTCTGACGAGTGGTTGAAAATAGTCATTAAGTCGTTAACTCCATCAAATTTCTGGTAATAGAAAAAACCAAATGTCTTTCTGATTGAGTGTGCAGCTATGTTATCGATATCTAGCTCTGTAGCAACGTGCTTCAGTATCTGGTCGAATCGCTGTCTGCTGATTGGCTTATTTTTCCCTTGTCTGCTCTTAAATACAAAGTGATTAAGAGGTTTCCCTTTAACAAAAGCACGCATGGATTTTTTGAGTTCTGGAGTCATTCTGACTTCACGTAGTTTCTGGGTCTTTCTTTCTCTGAGCTTTATATCCCAACCTTGCACATCCCTTACTCTTATGTTCAGGATATCTGTGATTCTGTACCCAGTATATAAAGCTGTTTCAAAGAGTAGGTAATACATCTCATTCCATTCTCTCAAATAGTCTTCGATTTCATGGATGACATCTCTGTCAGTGATTGGATCCATTCTGTTCATGGTCTCACCTCCTTTCGACTAAACGAAAAAGCCAGCCTTTATGACTGACTTTCTATGACTTCTGTTGAAACAACTCTTTTTTAAAAAGTTAAGGATATCTCCCAGAATGTTGACTGCGTTTTGTTTTCAGAAGTTCATGCTACAATAATAAATCGTTTTTTGTGAGAATACAAGGTACTTTTTTTCTCATTTTACAGCTCACCCTTCAATATTGCATATTGCTCCAAAATGATTCTTCTACGACGGTAGATTGTAGCACGGCTCATGAACTTCTGGTCTGCAATTTCTTCCCAACGTAGTTGCGGGTACTGCCAGCGTAAATTAAAGATTTCCTTGTCTTCATCAATTAAGCTAGCCAGTAGCTTGTCCACAATCTCCTTGAAGCCTTCCAGGAACTTCAATGTCGGATCATCTGCGAGCTTGACCACAATGGTTTCTGTAGGTTTGCTGATTCCGATTGAAGGACCGCCTTGGCTGTCTGGATTTCTTGTTGTCAGCTCTAGCCTTCGTAAATCTATGGTTCGCTGGATACCTCGGAACTTGAACAGTTCCTCGTCTAGCGTTTTGAGTTCTCTGTCGCTCAGTTTCTTCAATTGTCACCTCCAAATTCTTGAAAAATGCCACTAAGCCCTCAAGGACATTCCCTAAAGCTTTCCCAAATTCATAAAATACCTGGCTTATTGCATTCTGAATGTCTGCAAGTTGTTCTGGACTTAGTTTGGCCAGTTCCTGTTCTAACTGTTCCAGTTCTTGTTGTCGTGCCTGTTTAGCTTTCTTCTTCTTGATTCTTTTGTTCACTTTTTTGCTCCTTGTAACCAGATAGATACTTGATGCACTCTGCGAAATAGGCACAGGCTACCCACACAATAAATGCGGTCAGAAATGGATGTTGTGCCATAAACTCGTAACCATTCATTGTTTCACCCTCCATTTTCTCTTATTTGCTCTTTTCTTAGCTGTTTCTCTAGCTATTTCATCCCAAACATAGTCGGCATTTTCAAGCATGAGGTCTACACATTTGTCTTTAAGAGTCTCAATGGCAACTTGGTCCTCATCCTTTTCTCGGTAGCATGCAGCCAACTCCTTTTTAAGCTCAGCTATTTCTTCAGCATAGCGGTCTTCTGTGCTAATCACATTCGGGCTATCAAATGTAATAGTGTCAATTTTACAGCCTAATAATGTTCGTAAAACCATTTCAACATCATCAACTACAACACCAAGACCAGCTCTATTGAGATTGCTGGTGATTATTGGCATTTTTTGATTATTAGCTGCTACTGGCTGAGGAATAGTATAGCCAAGTTGTCTTGCGTAATCCGAGGTATGCTTTGCAATTCTATTATTTGCACAGATAATCTGATTACCTGTCGCATGACTTTCCAAAATAGCCATCGTAGTTTTGCCGAAACATCGGCCGAATCCAATAATTTTAGTCATTAAATCCTGTCCTCCATTCAATCCAATCATGTTTGATTTTGCCTGTAAATAAGTTTCGATACATCGTGACTTTCGTGTGTGTACCATACTTTCCATTGACAATTGAAAAAGTCCTAGTCTTTTCAATTACCCATGGATCCTGAGAGTAGGGATAGCGGTTAGGTCTACTCATTATTTTCCTCCTGTAATTTTTTTATTATGGTTCTTACATAAATCCATACCGTGAAATCTGTTGGAACATCTGTCACAGAGTGGCTTGTCGCAAGTAAGAAACCTTGGTTGCTGATTTTTAAATAAACTGTAACTCCGATAGAATGTTATTCCTGTTTGACCAATTATAAAATCACATAGCTTTGTCGCTCTTCTCTTGTAGCATTCGTGACATATATCATGTTTTGGAATAAATTGAACAATATCAGCTGTCATTCAACACTCCAGTATCAAACCCACTATCAATAAATCTATAGGTCAACTCTGGATTGATTCCATTGCCTAGCCTTTGATAAATCAAAGCTATATCTTCATCCGAAAAAAGTGTTCCTAGGTAACGATTAAGAAAATTTTTGGTAAATTCTCTAAAAAGACAATTCCGTTTCTCACTTTTAAATGGTTGCCCTTTTGCAATTGTTCTACTGCACCACATCAATAATTTGGCTATAATGTCTCTTCGTGACTGTACTCCTTCCAAGCTAAAATACGTGTTTGTTTTTGGAATCAGTATCACTTCCAAGTTCGCATTTATATATGACATTGGAAATGAGCCAAGCAGTTCTTTTAGTTCATTCATTAACTCAGTATTCATTTCTTCTCCTAACATCTTCAAGGTAATTTTTAAAAGTATCGTTAGATTCATGTTTCTTAATTTCTGCATCTAATGCACGTTTTAATGTTCTGGATAAAGTATAACAACCTGAATATTCGCTGAGTGCAACTAAATGTTGGTATTCATCTTTCGTAAGTGTAATCTGTACCCTCTTCTTCATTCAAACTCTCCTTAAAACGGCAATCCATCGTCAGAAATATCCATCGGCTGACCGCTGAAATTCGGTGGCATCTGCTCTTCCATACTGGAATAATTAGCACTATTGTCACGCTTCTCAAGCACCTGGAAAGTTTCAGCGACAACCTCAGTCACATAGATACGTTGCCCTTGCTGATTGTCATAGCTTCTAGTCTGTATTCGACCTGTAATGCCAATCAGATGACCTTTCTTCGTCCAGTTGGCTAGATTTTCAGCTTGTTTTTGCCATATGACGCAGTTGATAAAATCTGCCTCACGGTCACCAGCTGCATTCTTAAAATTACGATTGACGGCCAGCGTGAATGCACCTACTGCCACATTGTTAGGTGTGTAACGCAATTCTACATCTCTGGTCAATCGACCAATCAGTACAACATTATTGATCATCAGATACCGCCTCAACCTTCCTAAAAATATATTTATCAGCGAATTCTTTCTTGTAGCGACATTTGGTCACTCGCATTGCATCGTCTTTGTTGGTCGTTGGCACATTCGGATTGGCACTGTGCAGATATACTGGCACAGCTTGGCCATCTTCAAGTGCCATAAATTCTTTAAATTCAAGGATACCTACTGTTCTGTGCATTTCTTTTCCTCTTCCTCAATCAACCAATCAAGGTTCTTTCTTGCTTTTTTCAGGTCTTCCAGACCATTCTTCTTTTGATAGCGTAGCTGATACTTCAAGGCATTTCCGAGATGAAAACCTTTCAGCTGTTCTGGTGTCATGAAGTTTCTAAGCACATCAATTGACTCCATGCCATAGTTACCTTGATAATGGCTTGGATTGTTCACGTTGTCATGAATAACCCTGAAACCAGTAAACTGACCTGCATCAGTCGGCATGTTCAATCGTTTAGTCGTAAAATCACAATGTGTCATCAGCTCCCACGTCCTTTCAGAAATTCTGGTATTGGATCGCCTATGTTGATTTGGTCATATTGCTCTTTAGTGACCATAAATTTCCCATAGGCTCCAATCGTCACAATGTACCTGCTTTGGATAATCTCCTTATCCGTCACAGTACCAACCATTTCAGCTCCCGCATTGTCCACTTGGTAGACAATGATTTTTGGTTGCTCAATCTTGGCATCTAGCTTGTCAATCTTGTAGATGATCAACAAAGGGCTCACAAGGATTGATAGTAAAATACAAAAGTTACCGATACCTGTCAAAGTCTTTCTCACAAGTCCGCCTCCTTCACAAATACTCCATCAATCATCTTGCCCTTACGGTCCTTAATTTCGTCATAAGCAATTTTTAGACAAGTGTCTGCCGTGGTGCAATTATGGATAGCGACCGAATGGATATTGCTATGTAGCATAATCAAATCTGGCTTGATAAGAGGTGTCTTGGTCTCATCGTAGAAGATATGCTTATGCAATTTATCAGCTAGATGCCCAAGACTGCCAACCATAAGCAGCAGTTCCATTTCTTCTGGTGTCGCTTGAATATCTGCACCATTTTTGATCTGCAACTCCAGACCTGTCAAGACAACCTGCATGTCACCCAGGGCATCCTTAATCAAGTCAGACTTGCCTTTGGCAACTCCTTCAAAGAGTTCTCCAGCCTCTTCCATGAGCTTTTCAAATTGCTTGACTGGGTTAGCCTCGTGTAAATTACGGTCAATAAACCATTGTTCAACCTTTTCATCAAGTGTTTTAGTCATTTTGTTCCTTCTCCTTTTGTTTTTTAGCTTTGCTTGAACGAATTCTCAATTCAATTCTCGTTAATGGAAATAACAGAATTAGAAGTCCGAAAACTAGCAGTTCCGTTAAAAACAGCATAATGGTTGCATATATGTTTAATAATTTGCCGACTGGATAAAAAGTCTTAGAATCGTATAGACACCAATCAAAATATTTCTCCCAACCTTTTTTATTCTCAGGGAATATTTTCCAGAATAGCTTCTTCATTTTGACTCCTTCTCTTTTGAAATTGTAATCAAGTAATAACAATCAACTGCCCCATAATCAATCCTTATGGTTTGACTTCTGATTTTCTTACTTGCTATAAATCGCAATCGTTTCTCTGCTGAGTTATTTTTCGCATGTTCAATGATAGCTTCAGCAGCTTTCTCCTTGCTAGCATAGTAACCGATATGGACTGGTTGATGTCCGTTGATGATCATTGTGGCTTCATATATCATCGTTCCTCCTAAAATTTCATGAAGACCATCCAGTGAGTAGTCCCACGTTGTTGACCAAATAGTGGCTGATGCGGTACTAATTCCAAAATCTCTTTGACATTTACCTGGGCATCGGACCACTTAAAGATAAGTGTTCCGCCCGTCTTTAATACTCGGAAACATTCCTCAAAGCCAAGTTGCAAGTCTAGTCGCCATGTCAGCAAATCAAGCTGACCGTATTGAGCCCTCATAAATGATTTCTGGCCAGCCCATAACAAGTGCGGTGGGTCAAAAACAACCAAGTTGAAGGTCTCATCATCGAAAGGCATATCACGAAAATCAGCAACGACATCTGGCTTGACATTGATTTTCTTACCATGTATTTCAAACTGTTCTTCCCGTCGGTCCATGTAGGTCGTATGTGGCTCGGCCTTGTCAAACCAAAACATCCGACTACCACAGCAGGCATCTAATATTCTTATTTCAGTCATCAATACCTCCTATCATCCATGTCCTTTGGATATACAAAGCTGTTTCCAACCACACCTTCCAAAATCCGACTGGACAAGGCACCGTTTCCATAATCATCTGCATACAAGGTTTTGATTTCCTTGCTGGTCAGATTCGTGTTGATGATCGTATTGCTCCGTTTGTCCAAAATCTCATAAAGAATCTGATGTGTCCACTCGTTGTTGCGTGTGTCAGCCTTCCGACTCTCTTTCCCCAGGTCGTCCAGGAAGAGAAAATCAACCTTGCTGAGTAATTCAATCATCTCAGCCTGTGAGTAGCCGTTGTCTGTGTGAAAGCTCTCTTTGATTTTGGTAAAGAGAGTGACCAGCGATACAAAGAGCACCGACCTCGGATGTCCGTAAGCCTTGAATTGCTCATTCATGTACTTGGCCAATCCGTATGTCAGATGACTCTTGCCGACCCCTGACGGCCCTGTCACAATAGCATTGCCAAAGCCCTCGTGCCGATAAAATTGCTCAATCCTCTTGGTAAAATTGATAGCCTTCTGGTCAATGTCAGCCTTAATCTCATAGTTATCCAGGCTCTTGCTTTTTAGCTTGCCAGATACCAGACTGTCTCTCTCAAAGACTGCATAGGTATCAGCAAGCTTGTTGTTGACCTTGCTCTGACTGTTCAGTTTGCTTTCAAAAGTCTGGATTGCTGCCTTGGTACATTCCGGGCATTGCTTGAGTTCTTCCAACTGTCCCTTAATCGGTACCTTGGTCAACCAAAGCTGACAACCGTGGACCTCACATGTTTCGTCCAAGACTTGCCTGGTCTGAAAATTTTTGAATGGATTCATCTAAAAGCCCAACCTTTCGTCAACTTCTGTAGCATTGTTCTTTCTGCTTCTGGGTTGTTGCTGATTGATGTAGTTTTCAAACTTCGTCCCAAACAAAGTAACAGGTCTCAAGAACTTGGCAAATTCCGTTCCTTGCCATTCGCTAGTTTTAGTCTCAATAACCTGTTTGAAGTCTTCAAGCGTGTAGCCTTCTTTCAACCTGGCATTGATATGTTTCTGTGTAGCTTGTGAGCCTGCAGTAAATCTAGTTCCAGCAACTTGATTAAGATAGAGAATCACTTCTGAAACAATATCTATATTATTACTCTTCTCAGTCTTATTCTTCTCAGTCTTATTTCCCTGTAAAATTTCCAGTTCTTGACCTGTATTTTCTACAGTTCCTAACTGTAAATTTTCCAGTTCCTGACCTGTACTTTTTACAGTTCCAATAACTGCACTTAAATACAGTCTATTAGGCAGGTTAACCCCTTGACGAACTTCTTTCAATAGCCCAATATTAGACAGTTCCTTTTTGATTTTGATGACTGTCTTCTCGCTTGCTGACAAATCAAGCATGAATTGCTCATTTGTGTAATATTGGAAAACTATACCGTCCGAGTCATACCATTTGTTTTTTAGAGACAACTGCAAGCGGTCATAGAGTAAGCCGTACATAAACTTGGCTGCCAAACTCAGTTGATTATACTTTTGATCGTGAATCAATGGCTTTGGTATTCGTATAAAAGCTATGTGACTTTCAACATCTGTCTTCCTAATCATCCTCATTCCTCCGCATTTGTAAATTTGGTATATTCCTTGTGGAAGTACATCTTGACTGTCCCAAGGTCACCATGCCTGTTCTTCTTGATAATCAGCTCAGTCAAGTTCTTTTCTGGCTGATCGTCTTTTTTGTCCTGATAATAATCATCACGATAGAGAAAGGCTACAATATCAGCATCTTGCTCGATACTGCCCGACTCTCTCAAATCGCTCATGATTGGTCGTTTGTCCTGACGTTGCTCAACACTGCGAGAAAGCTGTGACAGAGCAATGACAGGCACTTTCAATTCCTTGGCGATAATCTTCAACTGACGAGAAATCTCAGACACTTCCTGTTGTCTATTGTCTGACCGTGACCCTTGTATCAATTGCAGATAGTCAATGACTATCAAGCCTAGCCCTCCTGTTGCTTGAGCTAGCTTTCTAGCTCGTGATCTGATTTCAGCGATTCTGATGCCAGCCGTATCGTCGATGTAGATTGGTGCTTCTGCTAGTTGCCCTTGGGCATAAATCAACCGTTGCCATTCAATCGGTGTCAGTTTCCCTGTCCTGATGTGATAGCTCTTGATGGTGCCTTCAGCTGCAAGCATACGCTCCACCAAGCTCTCTGCCCCCATTTCCAAAGAGAATATGGCCACAGGCTTGTTGGATTTACAGGCGACATTCTGGGCGATGTTGAGGGCAAATGCCGTCTTTCCCATTGCAGGTCTAGCCGCTAATATAATCAACTGGTCCTCGTGCAATCCTGTTGTCAGCTTGTCAAAATCGGTAAATCCAGTAGCAATTCCCGTCACATCGCTTGACACATTTGAACGTTGCTCAATCTTGTTATGACTGTCTAAAATCACATCGTAGATTGGTTTGAAACCTGTATTGTGATTAGAATTGCTTGCATTGACCAAGGCTTGTTCCGCCCTGGCAATCAGGTCATTGGCAGACATTTCGCCAGAATAAGCACCAGAAACTGTATCTGAAAGATTGGCTATGACTTTCCTTAACAGAGCCTTCTCAGCAACTGTCTTAGCATAAAATTCGGCATTAGCACTGGTTGGCACAGCGTTGATAATCTCAGCAATGTAAGCCAATCCTCCAATGCCACTCAAGTCTCCCTGGTCTTCAAGAGCGGTCTTCATCGTGACAGCATCAATCGCCTGCCCTTTGTCTGACAAAGTCTGCATGGTCCGAAAGATAATCTGATGACCAGGTCTGTAAAAATCTTCTGGTTTTAGATGCTCAGCTACTAAGACAATTTTGTCTGGGTCAATGAATATAGAGCCAAGGACTGCTTGCTCAGCCAAGACATCATGTGGTAGAGTTGCTATGTTGTCCATCCCTCTCCTCCCACATTTCAGCGTTGATGCCCTTATTAAACAAATCCTGTTGGTAAACTCTGGCTTCTTGCCAAGTATCGAAAGATTTCTTGTAGTGGTACTTCCTGCGACCACGTTTGTTTTTCTTCGCGACAATCCAGACCATAACTAGACCTCACGATTTGCCAGTGATTCTGCCTGGCACTTGTTAACTTTTTCTAAATGGTCAATCCGTCTATTTAGTTCTTTGATTAGCCTAGCCTTCCCAACACACTCCTGTGTTTTTAGATCAGCCAACTTCTTAAACTCCTTGACCCTGTACCTTTCATATGCAAGTTCACGTTCAAGTTCATATTGGCTTTGAGGGATATAGTCATTTTCCTCAAAGCTCATAAACTTCTTTAAAATTTCCCAAAATTTCATATCATCCTCCGTAATATCTATGAATCTGCAAGTAACGCAGATTCCGTTCTGGTTGCTTTTCTTCAATCATAGGCTCCTTGACCTCTATTTCAATCTTCATTGGCTTTCTAATTAGCCCGATAAGGATAGGGGTCAAAATAGCAATGAATGCCAAGCCTTGTTCTGCTGTTAGCATCAATTCTTCTGTCATATCGCTGTCCTTTGCCAATTATTGTGATACCATTCAATCACTGCATCACGAGGGTACTTCTCGCGAGCATTCGGAATGCGTGGGAAATCTTTGTGGCAGTTGAAGCGTTCATCAAAAGTACCAGTGTCTTTTGTTCCTAAAAGCATCTCAGAACATTGCGACTTATTGAGTTCCATTGGATATCGTCGTTTTTCGTCCATGACAACGTGCATGACCTTCAACGCTCTGTCCATTAGCCCAGCTTCAAACTGGTCCAACATTTGAATCATTAGATCATTCATGATATAATCCTCTTGTATCTTTATATTTGAGCCTGATTGCCGTCAGGCTTTTTTTGTTGTATTCCAATATTCGTCCAAGTTAACGGACATTACTGCTGCTAGATTTTTCTGTTCTGTTCTGATTTGTGCTCGGTACGGTGCCAGACCTGCATCACGTTCTTCTTTGTTCCGTGGTATATAATATCCATTCGGCTTATACTTTTTAGCCACGATAGGCTGACGAAAGGTAACTCTCAGGCTTTCGATTATTTCCTCAAGTTTTCGCTTGCTTAATCCTAGATCCTGTCTCAGCTCCCTTGCTTGAATCGGCAAGTCAAAGTTAGCTCCGTTTTTGATAGCATTGAGCACCTTGATCTCGATTTCTGTCATATCTCTGATAAAGTTCATCAATCTTCCTCCAAAAGTTCATCTAGTGTGACGTCTAAATAGTTGGCAACTTTTTTAAGAGATGTGACAGATGGAGTACTTTCGTTCCATTTTCTTAAGCTACCATTGCTAAACTCCAAATCCCTTTCAATTCTATAAATAGAAACTTTTCTAGTTTGAGCAACTTCCTTTATTTTGTCATAGAGCATATTTTCTCCTCTCGTTTAGAAAATTTTATAAGAAAATAACCTCATTTCTGTTGACAAATAATAGAAAATAATCTATTATTAGGGTATAGAAAAGAGCACTACTAAACTTCTCTATCATCTACGTGTCTTGGCGGACTGTTTATTTAGATATATAGAAATTGTTTTGTAGCTCGTTACTAACTTACAAAATAAGTATAATAGAAAATTTTCCCTTTGTCAATAGAGAAAATAGAAAATTTTACATTATTTTTGTAAGATATTCTTTAAGGAGGGAAAATGATGAGTTTACTTGATAGGATCAAGTTATTAGCTTCTACTCATCAATTATCGTTAGCTGAACTAGAGCGAAAACTTGATTTCAGTAATGGTAGTCTCAGAAAATGGGCTTCTTCGACACCTAGTGGCGATAAAATTGAGAAAGTAGCTGATTACTTCAATGTCAGTACAGATTATTTATTTGGCAGAACTGATAACCAACGAATTGCCAACGATGAGACAGCTGTCATTGACGGTCAAGTTGTTGACTTGAGGGAAGCGGCTGCCCACACCATGCTATTTGACGGCAGGCCACTTGATGAAAATGATATAGATTTCATCACAGCAGTTTTGACTGCACACTTTAAAAATAAACAAAAGGATTGATTGTCTATGAAACTTGACCAACTCTGTAAAGAGTTTGGGGTGGAATTGTGCCTGTTCGATGCCAGCGACTGGCATAGTTCAGGATTCTACAATCCAATAACCAAAGTCTTAGGGGTTGATGTTAATTTGTCTGAGCAAGAACAAAAACAAGTTGCCCTGCATGAGTTACAACATAAGAATCACTTTCCATATCAGTATCAACTTTTCAGAGAGAGATGCGAACTTGACGCAAATAGGAATATGATCCACCATCTTTTGAAAGAAGAATTGGAAATTGCTGAGGACCGCACTCAATTTAATTACCTGGTATTTATGGAAAAGTACAAATTAAAGACCATAGCTGATGAGGCTATGATCAAGGAAGAATATTTGAATTTAGTTGGATAAAATACGTGCTCCCCTGAATCACGAATAAAAGCAGGGTAGGAAGATAGTTATTATGGCATTATTTGGTGGCAAAGACAAAGAACCTGAAGTAGAAATTTTTACAGCTGAGCCAAACGAGCGAGTTTTTGAGTTTAAGAAATCAAAAACGATAGTAAGAATAGATGACTACTTTATCAGAATTGCAAGAAAAAGCAACATGTCAAATATGCTTCTACATGGACTTGATGGCGAAAAATCAATTTTGTTATCAGAAATAACTGCATATCAATTAAAAGAGCCAGGGGCAACGGTTGGATATTTACAATTGGTATACCCTGGATCAGCAGATACTAAAGGTGGTGTCTTTGATGCTGTTAAGGATGAAAATACAGTCACTTTTGTCAAAGAAGATAAACAAGCCATCTTAGAATTGAAGATAGCAATAGAAACCGCATTAAAAAATAAGGTTCGGAAATAAATAAAAAAGCCCTACACTCGACAGTTTGGCGACCAAGAGCGTAAGGCGAATCGTATAAGAAAAATTGCCAATCTGGCAAGTCTTTTCTTGTACTCATTTTATCAGAAAATGAGGTAAAAAACAAATGGCATCATTTAGAAAGCGTAGCAACGGCTGGGAATATCGGATTTCCTACAAAAAGCCAGACGGGACTTTTGGTTCTAAGTCGCGAGGTGGTTTTGCAAACAAGACCTTGGCAAAAGCTGCAGCAATTAAAGCAGAACAAAAACTATTAGATGGCCTCATGGAAAATGAAAGTATCTCACTCTTAGATTTTTCAAGGACTTGGGCTGAAATTTATAAAAGGCCTTATGTAACGGATAAAACTTGGGAAACTTATGATAAGAATATCAGGCATATTCAACATTTTTTTGGTCATATTAAGTTAAAGGATATGACGCATACATATTACCAGAAAAAACTCAATGAGTTTGGTCAAAAATATGCTCAGGAGACACTAGAAAAATTCCATTATCAAATAAAAGCAGCGGTCAAAGTAGCGGTTCGTGAAAAATTGATTGCAACCAATTTTACAGATGGTGCTGTTGTCAAATCGCAAAAACCAAAACGATCTGTTGAAAATAGTTATTTAGAGGAACACGAGTATTTAGCTCTAATTAGCCACACACGCTCTCATATTCAGTACGTGACCGAATTCACCCTTTACCTCATTGCAGTCACAGGGATGCGTTTTTCTGAGGCTCTGGGGCTTACTTGGAAAGACATTGACTTCCACAACGGTATTATTGACATTAACAAAACATTTGACTATTCTATCACTCAAGATTTTGCTCCGACCAAAAACCAACAGTCTATCCGAAAAATTCCAATTGATGACAATACTATTATCATACTAAAAAACTACAAAAAAAATTATTATAAAGACAATAAGCTGGGGCGAATCTGTTACGGCACCTCAAATTCTTATACAAATCGGAAACTCAAACAGTTGGTTGGTAGGAATGTCCACAATCACTCACTTAGACACACATATGCTTCTTTTTTAATTCTGAAAGGTGTTGACCTCATTTCCATCTCGCAATTGCTGGGACATGAAAATCTTAATATCACACTCAAGACATACGCACACCAGTTGGACAAACTAAAAGAGAAAAATAACCAGCAAATCAAACAGATATTCTCTGAATTATAA